GAAAGACGAACTGCATTTTACGCTTTTTAGCTGCCGAAGAGAAAAACCGGCAGGTCAACGAACTATTCCGTAACGGACGCGAAAACTATTTTACGAATCAAAGCGATAAGGATCTTTATAAAAAGATTCTCATTGAAGCTAGACGTAAAGTAAGCGAGATTTTAGGACCCGTGCCAAATGACATGGATCTATCGCTGCGTTTTTCGAGGGGTAGTAATACGACCGTAAAAGAAAAAACGGGAGCACGTTATAAGTTAGCGTCTCCTTTAGTATGTAGTAAAAGGTTGATGAATTCTGGTCGTGCTAGGCATTTTTTGCTAGCAGTTGCACCTTCTTGGGTTCTTGAAAAGAACTTCAAGTTTGTGTATGGCCAGGCTGAATTAACCACCGTGCGTAAGGATTGGGAGATTGATAGAACAATCATGATTGAACCTTTGGTTAACACCGTTGGTCAAATCGAAATAGGTAAGTATCTGAAACACCGATTTAAATTGGTGACAGGTATCGACCTAAGTGATCAAACGCCTAACCAGTTAGCGGCTTTTAGAGCCACTTTGTCTGGGTGCGATGATTCCACGATTGATTTTGTTGATACTTCCAACCGTATAGCTTACGGTGCTGTGCTTGAACTCGTTAATATGTCGTGGTTTGATTACCTCAACGATTGGCGAACGGATAGTTACTACTGTAAGGACCTATTTAAATGGACTCAGACGCCAGACGGCAAAGATTCGAAGAAATTCGAATCGCATGAGCTTGAAATGTTTTCCTCAATGGGAAACGGGTTCACTTTTGAACTCGAGAGCATATTAATTTATTCTCTTACATGGGCGGCTTCATGTGCGTATGACGAACGATTCACACCTAACTTAACAAAACTTCGTGGGTCACTCAAGGTTTTTGGCGACGATTTAATAATAGATCGTCGTTATATGCCTACGGTGGCGTTCGCGATGAACGCTTTTGGTTTTGAAATAAACCCAAAGAAAAGCCATTTTAATGGCTGGTTCCGTGAAAGTTGTGGTGAAAATAGATGGCACGGTTACTCTGTAACACCATTCAGGGTGAAAGATAACTGGACGTATGCGCGTTTAGTTGCACTTCATAATTTTATGAAGTCAGCCGAGCGACATTCTGTACCGATGTCTGTCGCGTTTGATGGTATTGCACAACTATGTAT